GTTGGAATCCTTGCTGCGGTTGTTGATATCCAGCCATTGCTGCTTGCCCCGGTTGTGCGTTCAAAACTTTTGTATAGTCCACATCTTCTGCGTAAATCATGATTTTTACTTCATTGTATTTATTGCCGTTATATTCACGGAATCCCACCTTACATACTCCGACTTTACCGATGATCGCGTTCCAGTCCATGCGAAGCGGTTCGCCTTTACGTTTTTGTCCGATTGAACCAAAGAAAGCAGATAACATTCCCTCGGTTGAGCTATGCAAGAATAGGTTGTGCGTGAGTTCTTTTTCGCCCTCGTTCGCTTCAATCAAAACGTGAATCGTTGCCTTGTTGCAAGCTGGTAACTTGCCCGGGTTTTGCGGGTTCGGTGTGTGACGTCCGCGGTCATAGCTTTTGACTGTGAAATAGTATAAGCCTTCAGGCAATAGGACTAATTCAGAATCCTTTTGGATAGTGTCGTTCCAGTCGTATTCGCGGTCAAAGTTGTTAGTATTGTTAAATTGTTGTTGTGTCATTTTGTTTTCTCCTTTAAGCTAAAATAGTGATTTTTTTGTTGTTAACGAGTTCATTTTTTAAATAATTTGCGATGCTTTCGACGGCTTCTAATTTCCATTTGCCCCCATCTGCTTCAAAAAGCGCCAGATTCGCCAACTTGTTGATTCGGAAGACGAATTGACTAGCAGGCTGTTCTACTTCGTTGAAGGTACGATATGGTCGCAAAGTTACTGGATTTGGAGTTTTAGCTTGTGCTAAACTTGCCACACCATCGCGAACTGTCGCCATTTGACTGATGCCATTATCCTGTACTTCTGCACCTTTTTCGATTTTTAAATGGCTAGCAAAATCCAAAACCAAATCGCGGTCTGCATCATTGATGAACATAGACTGAAGCATAATATTGAATTCTTCTTGATCGCGCCAATTACTGAACGGAATAACTGGAACATTTGCTTTTACAGATACGAGCTGAGGACGTTTACCATTTTCAAAATCAACTTGATCATATACAGATACTTTTTGGTAACTGTCCACAACAAGTACAAGTTTACAACCACTAATGAGATCGTTGTCTGATTTGAGGTAATCAACTAGACTTTTGAGTGTCTGAAGCTCAAGGATAGGTGCGTACTTACGAGGGTTAAGTTCCCGCAAGTCATATTCATTGCTGTTAAAATATTCCTTCCCGGTTTCTGAACGAATGATTTTGTTTTCTTTACCCGCTAATTCGACTGCGTATGATAATGCATCTTTAATATTTTCTGTCATGGTTAGTTACCTGCTTTCTTTTGATTGTAATCAATGATATTTGTACTTTGTTTTTCCACCTTTTCGATGAGTTCGCCAGTGTCAGTTCTCATGTCCCCATTATCGTCAAAGTAAGTTTGGCCCGGAATGCCACTTTTGAGCTCATTAGCATGAATTTTACCAGTGTCGTCGCGACCGACAATGACAGTTGTTGCAACACCTTTCTGCGGTGCTAGAGTAGATTTGACTTCCATACCTGTCTTAACGACTGTACGTTCATCGTCTGTTGACATCGTTAGTATGATAGTAACCTTGCGAGTCGCTTTAGCTTCTGTATTGAGATCCAGAATATTCTCAAGGACTTTTTCAAGTTCTTTGTCAACCTTTTCTTGTAAGGCTGTATTTGCGATTTTCGACAAATCGATTTTAATAGTTTTATCTTTCATAGATACTCCTTATTGTATTTTGCTATAATTTCTAATTCCCAAAACTTACACGGTAAATGGCATTTTAGGGGTTGTGCGTACTTGGTTTTGAATAACATCAAGTGTAGCGTCCCAATTCGCCACAATCATATCCCAATAATTGCTCGGGAAGTTTTCAATCGGCGTTCCCATCGGGAAGTGTCCGCGGATATATGCGACGTCTTGCAATTCGCTTTCTGTCACGTTATGCGGTGCCATTAAATCAATAAGTGCTTGTGGTAATAAGCCGGTTGTTTGCGGTTGTGGTTGCGGTTGTTTTGCACTTTCGCGCTCTTGTTTGATTTCTTCCGCGATTGTGTTTAATGTTTCCGAGATTGGCGCTTGTTGCACTTCCGCTTGTGTTTGTGGTGTTGGTGCCGGGTTGTTAAAGATATGCGCGATACTTCCAAAATCAAACGGTAATTGATCTGGCAATCCGTGACGGTTCTTTGCGTCCCATGCTGGGCGATGGTTTGTATAAATAACACGCTCTCCGCCTTGCGCTTTTTTCTTTCCGTCGTCCGTCGTCATAACGAGCGTCTTATAATTCGCGAATAGGACCATATCCGCCCACTCTTTTACAAGCGGAGCTGTTTTCGAGCTCGTTTTTTGTCCGAGTTTTAGTTCGTATCGGTCATACGCTCCCATTTCGTCCGGTTGCTCGAACTTCTTAATTTGAGCGTGAGCAGTTAAGACAACGTTGATTCCAATATCGACAAGCTCTGACAAGCTATTTAACAAGCGCCCGATTTCTTCTTGGACGTATGTATAACCCTTGCCCCACCCAAAGTCTTCGATTCCGTTCTTTTGGTGTTGTGAGCAAACATAAGATACAGCTAACTGCTCCGCCCAATCAATCGTGTCAATGACTAGTGTTTTGCAAGCGTCTGAATTCGCCTTAATAAACGCGATCTCGTTCTTAAGCATTGCCCAGCTTGTCGGCTTATCCAGACGGGCAACGTCCATATTATCAGTCGAGCCTTCTGTATCAATGAATACCGGCTCCGGAAATTGTGCTGCAAAAGTTGATTTTCCGATTCCTTCCGGGCCGTAGATAACTACTTTTTGAGCCCGCGCCTTCCTTCCTCTTGTAATTTGCATTTTTTAGTCCTCCACGCTACTTTTTACTAACATTTCAAGAAGATTTTTAAAGGTTTCTTTTTTAGCTTCTTCAATCGATTCTGTCAAGTCTTCCGGTTCGTTGCCGTCTAGCGTTTTTAGTGTGTACTCTGCTTCGACGACTAAAATTTCACAATCGAGCGCGTTTGCTAATTTTTCAAATTCTTCTTTTTGGTCTTCGATTGCCTTGAGTTCATTTTTTGCAGCGTGTCTAAGATCATCTGTATATCCAACAGTGTAAGCAAACGTTCCTTTTTTGCTTTTATACTCGTTTATAAAAGCTCCTGTTTCTTTATGTCTTAATACTGCGAATTTGTCTGTGTGTTTCATGATATTTCCTTCTTTCTTTAATTAAAATCCGTTTTGCCAAGTTGGCGCGACTGTTTCTTGTGCGCCATTTGTTGCCCCGTTTAAAAGCCCGTTTTCAAAACTTTCGGGTTTTATACTGTAACCGTCTTCGATAATAACTGAGCACTCTCCGCCCGTTGAAACTCTTGTCGCAATAGCTTGCAAGCCTTCACTTTCAAGCCATGCTCCGAATTCTGCGAGTGTGATCTGGTCCATCTGCTCGAGCTTGTCAATAAGGACGAATCCACAATCAGGCTTGAGCTTGCGAACGATAGCCGTCGCGACTTGTAATTGTTGCGAACCGCTCATATTGTCCCAGCGTTGACCGAGATACAAGAGTTCCCCGTCGTCAACGGACAAGCCCGGCAATGGTAAGTCTGCGTTCGTGAGTAAGTCTGTTTTTTGTTTGCGGATTCCTTCGATAACAAGGTCTAATTCGCGGTATTGTTCACGATATACTTTCGCGTCTTCTTCTGCCTTGTCTTTGTCAAAATTCGCTCGTACTTTCAAGTTAATTTGTTCAATATTCGCGATACTGTCTTCAATTTCTTGTGTGGATTCGTCCACTAAAACGGAAACGTCTTTTCGTGCAATATCAAGGTCTTGTGCTAGTGCTTGCTCTTTCGCTCTTGCTTCTTCAAGCTCTTTTTCCAATCGTTTGACGTTTGCAAGAGTAAAATTATAATCATTTTCGATAACGTCTAAGTTTTGACGCTTGCGAGCATTTTCTCCATTGCGACCTAAAATTTCTTGTTGCTGCTGAATCAATTCCGCAATCGAAACAAGCTCTTTCGGTGCGTCTGGATAATATGGTTGTTCTTTCGCAAACTTTTCTTTTTGGTCTGCGATCACTCCTATAGCATGGCGTTCTTGATACTTGGTTTTTTCTTCCATTTCAAGCTGGACTAGTTGGTCGCCTACTCCGATAATTTGTAATAAAGTTGTAGCCTTCTCCTTGTCGTTCATTTCCATAAACTTCGGAAGGTCAAGCGCTAGTTCTTCCACAAAACTATCAAGCAATTTCTGACCGGCTTTATTTCCGCTCGGATCAATGACTTTTAAATCGCTATTTTTGCCCTTACGCTCAACGATAAGGCCATTCGATAACGTGATTTTCAGGCTTGGCGGGATAGTGCTTCCTTCACGTTGTGGTTGTGACGGCTTGTACTTGTTGCCACCTAGCGCCCACGCTATCGCGTCTAATACGCTTGTTTTTCCTTGATTGTTGTTACCACCGACGATTGTCAAGCCTTTTGCTGAAGGCTCAATCTTGACCGCTTTAACGCGCTTGACGTTTTCAATTTCAAGTTTATTGATTGTTACCATCTTTTAGTCTCCAATATATAGTTTCTTGACTAGGATTTGTTCCTCTTTAACTTCAATGTGCTTAAAAGCAAATTCCGTTAATTGAGCAATAACATCACTCATCTTCATGTCACACTCGTTAGCAATATCAGCTACGCGATCATATATCTCTTTTGGTAAACGTACCCGTGGGTAACGTATTTCTTGAATTCCTTTTTCCATCTTTTAGTACCCTTTCTAGTCCAAACCAATAGGAGGTTCAACGTCATAAGTGAATTGTTTGTCAGAATTTTTTAGGTTCATTCGTGCGATTGCGTAAAAGTCCGTTGTAACTTCTTCTGTCACTTCAATTTCTTTGCTTTCATGCTTCATTGTAAAGAGCATAAGAGCGAAAATTCCTAAAAGCATGATTGCAACTCCTAATAATTGCTCGGTTATGTTTGGTTCTGTCATGTTAATTTTCCTTTTCTAATTGTGAAATCTTTGTTAAAAGTTTTTCTAACTCTTCTTTACCGTCGATGTATCCTACGACATCATCTGTAATTTTTGTATCGTAGGTAAGATTCCATTCTTCAGTTTCATTGTTATGTTTTAATACGGCTAACTCTAGTCCGTAAGACCACTCGTTGTGGACAACACTTGCACCGTAACCGTTTTTAAAATGGTATTCATGCCTTGGAAACGTACCAAAAGATGATTCAGTTTCTTCAAAACTTTCGCATTCAATGTCAATTTTTGGTATAAAGTATTTCATGTTACACCTCTAATAGTTTCTCAAGGTCAGCGATTCGTTGATAAAGTCCTTGCTTTTCCATTTCGGATTCGATAAGTTGTTGGTTAAGGTCTAACGCCACCAATCGCCAATCAACGTTTTTTTCTTCGTTTTTTTGTGGTGCGAAAAAATATTTTGCTAGTTTATCTAATAGCTTCATATTAAAACTCCTATTTCATAAGTTGCTGTTGAAATCTTAATACGTCATCCAAGTCGTATAAGTATTTACCGCCTTTTGCATTTTGTTGATAGCTAAATTTCCCTTGATCTCTAAAATCTTCAATTCTTTTCCTTCCCCATCCTGTAGCATCCATAACTTCTTTGATGGAAACCATATTGAATTGTTTTGAAATTCTTCTGTTTGCTTCTTTTATAGCTTCAATATTAAGTTTTACTAAGTCTTCAAAAAGTTCTTCTTTCCATTCGTTACCAAAGAGTTCTATTGCCACTAGCATTTCCTCCTTTTCTGTGATATACTGTAAGTGAATAATTTAGTGAGCGCCTGATTCCCGTCAGGTGCTTTTTTGTTCATGTAACATGAACTTTATACTTAAAAAAATAAGCCGGAATATCTTTTGGATCAACTTCTAAAATTTCAACTGCTTTTGAAATTTCGTTATCTTTCCAAGATACCTTATTATTCAACTTCAACGAGATACTACGCTCAGAAACTCCCATAGCGTTTGCGAACTCTGCTTGTGTCCCAAACTTCTCTGTGATTTTTCCTAGCAATTTTGAATAATCATTACTCATTTCTTTCCTCCTTTCTAGTGTTCATGTAACATGAACTTTCGATGTGATTTAAGTATATCATGCTCCATGAACTTTGTCAACGATTTTTTTCATTTTTTTTGAACTTTTTTTCGTGTTGTGTTATAATATAGGAGAAATAAGGAGATGAACGCAATGAGAAAATATGAAACTTCTGATAGGCTACGTGAATTAATGGCCGAAAAAAATTGGAAACAAGTTGATATCATCAATAATTCAAAACAATTTCAAGAAAAGTTAGGTGTAAAACTTGGAAAAAGCGCCCTTTCTCAATATGTGAACGGAGTGCAAGCACCTGATCAAAAGAAGTTGGCTTTATTGGCATTAACATTTGATGTCTCTGAAGCGTGGTTGATGGGTTATGATGTTCCTCGTGAACGTGATGTAAAAACTGAACCCGAATACACTTCATCCGATCTACGCAAAATGGCTGAAAATGCTAAAACTTTTGACGGTAAGCCTTTGAATGAAGATGATATTGAAGCCATTCAAAACATAATAGAAATATATCTTAATAGAAAATGAGCATTGAAGACATTTGCCAAAAATACGGTGTCAAGATTGAATACTTCGATAAGGATTTGTGGAATCGTAACGGCATTTATATTGACGAGATAAAAGTTGTATTCGTGAGCAAGGACTTAGCGCCTGAGAAACAAAAACAAGTCATATTGCATGAATTAGGACATTTAGAACATACCAAAGAAGAATATCATAACGCTATACTAAGATGTGAGAATGAAGCTAATAGAAATATGATTCATCATCTATTAGTAGATGCTTTGGAAAATTTAGATGATCCAGCAGATTTTAATTATTTAAAATTCATGGAATACTATAATTTAAAAACCACTACTGAAG